CGACATAGTTTGGATAAACAAATGTGCCGGTATCGAATCCAGCTGTACGCGATAGCGTGCCGACTTGCCAGTGGCCTTCCATATAGTTGTAGCTCACATAGCTGTCGTTTTCTGTTGAGCCCGTACTCGGATAAAACCAAACGACCTCAGAGAATTGTGAGTTCAACACACCCACGACCTTGCTTCGCTGCGAGACGTTCAAGTTTTCAAATATGAAATCACCTACCGCGCTGCGTAGAGGTTGTACTCTCCCGTCGTAAACGAAGAAACCGTTCTGACCCATCCAGTAAGCGGCCTGATCTGCAACGACGCACGAGCCCGCACTGACCACACCACACCCGCTACCGACTTGAGTAAATCCATAAACAAACGGCGGTCCTTGGAACCTAGCAACGTGAGCATCGACATCCGTGAGCAACAAAGTCTCACCGCGCATCCTGCGCCCCGCGACCAGGTTGCCATTGGTCGCTAGCGTGAAACTACCCGCTTGGTTAGTTGCTGCCGGCGTCCAGGTGTTCGTATCTTCCTGATCTGAAAAGGCTACTTTATTACCCACACCACCCGCACCCAGGGCAAAAACGAATCGCTCTGGCGTTACGACGATAGCGGTGTTGTTAACCGGTGCGTTACTGAGTAGCGCGGCCACCGCCGACGTGCTGTTGGCCCACTGATATATCTTGCCGTCACTTGTCGAGCATCCGATTAAGAACTCCCCAAATGTATCGAGCGACCAGGTTGTGGCTGGCGTATATGTTCCACGGTCGGGCCTGGGAGTGTTCCACGAGAAACTATTCCAGGTAAGACCGCCATAGCCAAGGTTTTGCACCGCGTCCGCACTGCCAGCCGTAAAACCGACGGGCGTTATATCTGTCAAAGTAGAATCGGTGTTTATAAAAAACAGCTTGCTGTGTGTACCCGCCACCGTCCTTCTATTGCCAGAGTTATCAAGCCAAGCAATGATGGCTCGACATACGCCAGTTAATGCGACGGTCGTTCTTGCTTGCCAACCGCCGACCGGCTGCAAGGCACCCTCATACCAACGTACGAGGTTGCTATCGCTCCACGTGTTTGACTGCTGAAGTGCTGTACCGTTCTTCTGAACGCCTGGCGGCAATACCAAACTAAGCAGCGGCATTTTGATACTCTCCGCTTCGGATCATGTCGGTGATTTCGATGCTGCGTCGGCCAACTTGTGCGGCCCAGCGGCTATCCAAAAATTCATCTGCTGCGAGCATATAATCGCCCGACTCCATCAAAGCCAAGCTCTTAGAGAACTTGCGCAAAGATGTAATGCCAATATTGAAACAAAGATCGATCATTGCGTCGGCTCTTACCGAGTCGAGATCACTGAACCAATCAAAGTTATCAGTAAGCTCCTGCTTGACGCGCTCGATGTCATTGCGCAGTAAGAACGTAATCTCATCTTGAGATAAACCGAGGCCACCATCGGGATCAATGTTTCGCCCTACTCCAACCGTTATCTTATTGGCAGAGCATCTATAAGCGTGCGTCTTGCTGGCCTCGTGCCTAATGAGCATCTCTTCTAAGCGGCTCATTTGTCTCCCCCGTGAGACGCCCCGAAGTAGAATGATATAATTGCTGAAGATAGACCACCCAGGTAGCCCAAGACCAGGTTAGTTAAAGCTTCGCTGTTCTGTTCTGGCGGCTGAATGGTCACCAAAAATATGTAGCCGAAAAAACCAAACAAGGTGAAGACTCCAATGATCCTGGTAGTCCAATCTTTAGAAAACGCTCTCCTTGCGTCTTGCTTGTCTTCTGCTTCAATCTTGAAAACATCCACCTCAAGCTTTTCCATTTGTAACCGAAAATCTTGTTCGGCTTGCTTCACAGCCAACAGCTGCTCTGGCGTTGGGTGTTGTAATGCTTGCGCTATGCTTTCTTCAGTAGGCTTAACCGGCTTTTGATCTGTACTAAGCACTTTACTTAGTGCCGTCATCGCAACTGATCCCAGAGGCCCAGATATTGTCTGAGCAATGCTTGGAGCGACTGCGCCTAAGACGCCGGTTATGTTTTTTAGAATAGTCACTTGTCTAATAAATCCGCTCTGGTTTCAATTTTGTCTCTGAACATATAGCCAGGCGTGCCAGCCTTGCGGCTTTCGAGCTCTGTTGGTATGCACGTGCAATCGACATATTTACTTCGTGGCTTCATTGAAATTCCGACGCGACTCATGTTCACGTCGTTGTAGTTGATGCTGCCGGCGAACTCGGTGCAGCTGGTAAGCGTCTGAAACCATTGTGGTGTCATATTCCACGCTTTGTTTTCCATTTCTTTTAAAGGCTGCTTTTCAGAACAAATCATTAGAAAAACCAACATAGTCGGCTCCATCAAAGCACCTTCTGCTTTTTAACTTCCTGACGCGCATTCTCTGTCGCCTTTGTCAAAGTCATCACCAACGAATCTATTTTGTGAGACCAAGCTGTACCCATAAGGCGGCGGTGATTTATTACCCACTGCCTTGAGCCGTAATAGCACTCGCCCTGATTAAATGTTGTCCACTCAAGCAAAGCGTTATACCTCTCCGTTGGGTTGTGAATGTCTGCTATCACCATGTACTCGCGTAAGTCGCACTTAAGCCTTAGTTGGCGTTTTTCAACATCTGTTCGAGCATCATTTGGAGTTGTGTCGCTGTCTTTTCCGCGATTTTTTCCTGTCTCGCCAAGCTGTCGATTACCGCTTGAACTTTCTGGTCGGTCACCGCTATCGCTTGACCGTTGGCTTGGGCTTTCTTTACAGCCTCTTGTGCTACAGCTTCTATCTTGGCTCTATGGTCTTCTGCGTGAGCAGTGTTGGCCGTAAGAACGCCGTAGCTGGTAGCTACGGTAAGCACACCAATACCTAAAGGCAGAGCCCACGTTGGGACGCGGATCGTTCCATCACTCATTAACAAGTTCTCCTATAAAAATTTTGCCGCAACTACTGACCCTGCTATGAAAGGATAAACCCCCCAAAGCATGAGCTCTAAACGAGCAAATCGTTTAGACCCAGAATCTAGCCGCCGCGTAATCTCTTCATGGCGAACAACGCACTCACGTTTATGCGCCTCGATCTCGGCTAGAGCTTTCTGTGTTGGTGTCACTGGATTGCGGCCTCTTCTGGCTCTTCTGACTCCTCACCCTCTTCGGGCTCTGGCATTTGTGCTTGTGCTTGCGCTTGTATTTTCATCATTAAAGGCCAAGCGCCTGATTTGCTGGGCAGCTCTCCCAACACGTTCAACATGCTTTGCACTTCTTCAAGTTCTAGGTTTATCTGCATATTTTCCTCCTTATGCACTTGGATCGTAGTCTTCTGCTTTCTTTATCGCAGCGTCAATCGCAGTAAAGTCCTCTGACCCCCAATCGTCTAACGCCTTCTGATAAGACATGTACCCTGCACTACGCATAACACGCTCTTTCTTTTCTTCTTTAGTCATGTCATTACAAAACTCATTATCGTCATCAAGCACGTTATCAATTACGGAGATGCTTCCCGTCATCGCTGCGAAAGCTTGTGCTTTCTCTTCATCTGTTCTAACTTCTGCCATTTTCTATCCTCCTGATTTGAGTGTTTCTATTTCTGCTGAAAGTTCTTGGATTGCTTTCACAAGCATTGGAATAAGTGCTGCTGGAGCTAAAGCCTGTACAGTAGTTTCATCTGTAACCCAAATAGCTTGTCCATCTTTGACCTCAGAATGATTATCAATGACTGTTTTCACTTCTTGAGCAATGAATCCATGAAGTTCAGTCCCATATTCATAGCCCAAGCAAGGATCATCTGATCCATCTATATATTGAGGCAAATCATTAGGAACATCTTTTGCTTTTTTCCAGTTATAAGTTACGGGACGAAGATCATTAATGAACGAAAGTCCTGCTGTGCTGTCTGTAATATTTTCTTTGAGTCTTTCATCAGAACTAGCAGCCCAACTTGTATCTGAACCATCTAATTCTAAAGATGCTACATTACCGCCGCTGCCTATCGTTACTCTGTTGTCGGCAGCAACAGTTACCGCTTGTCCAATTGCAATAGCGTTATTTCTTGAGGTAGCATTTGTATCTGCTCCTTTACCTATGATGGTGTTGCCGCCTCCAGTAGTAATTGTATCGCCAGCTTGCCCTCCGATCAAAGTGTTGTTAGTTCCACCAGAAACATTTAATCCAGCAAGAGCACCAACCGCTGTATTATATGTATCCGAGTCACTTGAGGTATTAGCTAGTTGTAATGCAGATCTACCAACAGCAACATTTCTATTGCCGCCTGTCATTGTTCTTAACGCTAAGTAGCCAATCGCGGTGTTATCATCAGCTGCTAGATTACTGTCACCAGCATTAGCGCCCAAAAACGTGTTTTGCATTCCCGTGGTGACTGACACACCTGCCTCAAACCCCACCGCAGTGTTGTGAGAATCTGTTGCGGTAGTAAAGTTTTGTGCAAATAAAGCACCGTTGCCGACTGCTACCGACTTACTTCCTAGAGTGTCCGTGGAAAGAGCGCGATAACCGAGTCCAACGTTAAAATCAGCGTCTGTAAAAGCATCACCCGCTTCAGCGCCAATGAGGGTGTTCTGGACTCCCGTGCTGACCACCAATCCTGCTTGAGAACCGACTGCGACGTTGTAAGCATTAGTGGCTGTGGTGAAATTTTGTGTCGCAAGCGCGTTATGACCAACAGCAACACTGTTTTGTCCTTTGGTGTCTGCACCTAGACTGTTATAGCCTATTGCAGTCTGAGAGGATCCTGTAGTAGCTGCATCCAAAGCAAGGCCACCCAAGATGGTATTCTGAACTCCCGTGGAGATTCTCAGCCCTGCAAAGTATCCAACCGCTACGTTGTAAGTATTTGTTGCTGTAGTAAAGTTTTGATCAGTAAGAGCTTTATACCCAAGAGCCGTTGACGTACTACCAAGAGTGTCACTAGTTAATGCCTGATAGCCCAAAACTGTATTGGAATCTGCGTCCGTGAGAGCATCACCAGCAAGACCTCCCACGATGG